ATCTTCAACTGAATCTTCTAGTTTTAAAATTCTATCTTCAAAGAAATCTATAGTTAAGTCTTGACTTCGATCTTTAGGTAAATCTTTTAAATCTTTTTCCATTTCAGTAATTTGTTTCCCGATATATTCAATGAGCATAAACTGCTCTGCATCAGCGGGTAGCGATCCTAATTCTCCTCTTGGCCATTTAATTCTAAATTCTGTATTTTTTTCTAAGTCAGATTGATATAACTGTATGTCTGTTTCAATAACATTTAATCTTTCAATAACTCCAAAGGCAAACCACACACCTACAGCTACCGCACCGATTATCGAAATTAAATTCCTCATCGGCATGCTTACTGATGTGTTGTCAGATAGTTTCATTAAATATCGCCAGTAACTTTAACCATACTAGCCCCAGTTTTAGTAGCTACATCCATAGCTTTTTCAACTAAGTCTTGTTTTCTGTCTTCTTCTTTATTTTTATGATCAGCAATCATTTGTGCAGTATCTTTAAATCTGTCAAATTTTTCTAATTCTAATTCTTTATTATCTTTCATAGCATTAATTCTTAATTGAGCTTCTTTTATTTCTCTATCTTCATCAGCATTTTCATCTTTGATAATAGTTTGAGCTTCTTCTAATGCCATTTTATCTTGATGTATTTTTAAATCATTCATCATTTTTTTAGCACGTAACGCTAAATCTTTTTCTTGTAATTCAATTTGAGGATCTTTCTTTTCACCAGCCATAATTTTAGCTTTCTCTTCATCAAGTTGTAATACTTTATCTGAAGCATTAGCAGCAGCCATAGCAATTCTATTTTCTAATTCAGGTGGAAGCTGTGGTGGGTTTGGTGGTTTAGGTTGTCCTGGTTGAGGCTGTGGTGGATTGGACATAATTATTTGTTGCAATTGTGGATCACCAACCATTTGTGCCATTTCTTGTCTATACTTCATAGATAAATGTTCTTGTATATGTGCCATTAAAATTTGTTGCATTTGTCTATTTTCTGCATATGCAGGATTTTGTAACATGGTTCCATGTACAATTATATGAGCATCATGATTCTGATCAACACGAGGCTTACAAGGTGCCCCTTTCATAGCTGCCATATTTTCAGTAATTGGATCACCAGTAAATGGCGGGCGTGATTGAGCTAAATATCTTTTAGGATCTTCAATTCCCATTGCTTGAAATAATTCTTGACTAATTAATTGCATATTATATTGAGCAGGATTTTGTTGTGCAATAGACATTATTGCATTTATCTTAGCAATCCTATGTGCTTCAGTAGGCATGTTAGGATCTGATACAGGAATAACATCAATATTTTTTAAATTAAAATCTTGACTAAATACTTGTTGAGCGCCGCCTGATACTTGATAAGGATAAACAGATGGTAAATATTCTTGGTCTAATCTTGCTAATATTCTTAAATCTTTTGTTTGTGATTCGTGCATTCTTTTATGAACTGCTGCAAATAGTTTACTAGATTGTTCTAGTAATGCCATAGTTGTACCAACTGGCCCGTAGTTACTTCCTGATTCAACTACATTATCTGTAGCGTCAGCAAATTCTTTAGCGGCATTAGTTACATATTGCATTAAGTTCATTAATGTACTTGATGGTTCTTTAAACGGTAAAGGCTGTAAAGACTTTCCAAGATCACCAGCTGGACTATTTACTTCACGCCATTCACCAGGGGCAATAGGTTCATCAGGTGCCAAGACACGTAATCCGTGTGCTTTAAAGCCGCCTGGTAAATTAGCAAATGTTCCAGCATCTATAAGCTGGCGCATTGAAGAAGTGGCAGTCTTTGTAAGACCACCTATCAAATGTAAATAACCATATCCATAAAATCCTAAACCAGGAATCATAGTATAGTGTGTAAAATATAATTTCTTTTTTCTAAAAGGATCATCAACATCCCAGTTTCTGCGAATAGATAAAACTTTTTGATCAGCTGTCATATAAACAATATAAGGAAGTTTAACTCCATCAGGATCTTCAAATCCTGGAATATCTGCATCAACATGCATTTCTAAAATTTCTATTCTATCAGTATTTGATGGTTTACTTAAACCAACAATTTCATTTGCTGCATCATCTGCAGCTGAATCAGATACATCAGTATCCTCAAGATAATCTACTTCTGCAAATAATTTTGCAAGTTGTAATTTTCTAATTTGATTTTGTGATAAAGTATAGCGATGTGTATAGCGTTCTGCTGTTTCTAAGTTGGAAGCATAATAATCTATATAAAAATCTTGAGCTTTAATATATTCAGTACGAGGCCTATTTAAAGGTGCATCCCAATAAGTTTTTTTAAAAGAAGAACCATATAGTGCTACATGAAATAATAAACGATCTAACTCAGGGCCATATTCTGGCATTTGAGTTTGAGTTTGCCAATTCATAAAATCTCTAACACGATTAGCTTGTGCTAATTTTTGTTCTGTTTGTACTCCCATAATACGAGTACGTACAGGCCCTTCAGTTGGAAATAATTCCTTGAATGCTTTAGCTTGAAATTTTACAACTGATTGTGCAAGTATTGGATGTGTTGAACCACAAGCACCAGGAAAAGGCTGACTACTTTCATCATAAGATAATCCTAATAAATTAACACCATCTTCTGCAATATTATCATAGTCTCCTCTAGATTCTTTATCAATTTGATAACCTTCATAAAGATCATTTGCAACTTCTGCAATATCTTTTTCTTCCATTAATTCAACTAAATTAGCATCATGATCTGATGCTGTTTGCATAGGTTCATCCATTAAACCCATAGCTTCTGCTTCTTCTAATGCTCTATCGTCTTGTAATGTTACTTCTGCATTACCTGCTTCGTCTAATTTTATATCTTCATCAGTTGGTATTGTGATTGAAGGTGTCTCCAAATCTGGAGTAATAACTTTTTCAATAGCCATACTTTTTTTTCCTTAATGTCTCCTATTAATAATATGATCTTTTCTCTCTATTATAAATACTTTCTGTGGCTTTGTCAAGCCAAGTATCATCTCCATGAGTAATGTATCCCCCATTACGAACCCATAATAAAGCTTGCGTTAAAGTATCTATATAGTCATCATGAGCCCCTGCGGGAAAAGTACGAGCCTCTTCCATAACTTCTTTTGCCCATTCTTTTTTAAAGGGGGCATAAATTCTCCCATTATGAAACAATGAAGTGATAGCATATGCTCTAGATACTTTATCTCGGTCAGGTTGATAGTCAACTATAGGAATACCAGTCATACGTAAGTCTTGTATTAAGGATTGACCTGATGCTTTCTTCTCAATTAAGATAGTATCTGGACTATGATCATTAAATTTCTCAACTACCTTTTCTCTTAGGGTAGGAAAATCCCAACGACCTCTTTCTGCTCCCAATAATACTAAATTTGGCATATCAAAACCTGAATTAAAGATGCCCCATGTAGTTACTGCAGAGTAATCTGCTGTAGTACGTGTAGAAAACGCTGTATCCCACGATTGTACAACATATTCACACTCTGGTGGCGTTATATTGCTCCAATTCTGCCACCATTTGTCCTTAATGATGCCTCCTTCTTCACTTGTTGGAGCCTGATTGTATAATGCATCAAATTTAAATGGAGGTGTGTTGTTTTTAGTACGAATTAACTCTTCTGTTGTCCAACAAAACCCATCAGTTCGGTCAGATGCAGGCCAAAACGACTCACCTGGCTTTAATTTTGGGTATTTTTCAGTTAAATACCCCTGTTTTATTAAATCTTTCCTGGCTTGTTTTAATTTAGAGGTAGATTTTGTAGTATTTAGAGCAGGAATCCTAACAACAGACCATTTATCTGCCATAACTCCACTATTTTCTGCACTTAAAAGGTGACCTGCTAAGTCATTTTCATGCCATCTAGTCATAACTAGTACAATTTTACCACCTGGCATAAGTCTTGTACGTAAACCAGAGGCATACCAGCTATTTAAATGCTCTCTTCTAGTTTTAGAATAAGCATCTTGCTCGGATATGGGGTCATCAATAATAGCTAAGTGAGCACCAAAACCAGCGATACCTGATCCAGAACCTGCTGCGAGAAATGAGCCAGCTTGATTCTTGTTATGTTCTAGTGCCCAACTATTTGCCGAGCGATTATCTTTACGAATGTTTATTTTAGGAAATATAGTTTGATAAGCAGGAGAATTAATTATATCTCTAATTGATCTACCAAATCTAGTTGCAAGATCATCACTATGTGATACAGCAATTTCTTGCCAATATGGATTACGACCTAAAGCCCATGCAGGAAAATATATAGAAGTAATTAAAGATTTAGAAGAACGTGGTGAAATAAAAACCATAAGACGATCTATTTCATTTTTCTCTAATTTCATCAACTCATCACAAAGTAATCTATGATGTGGCCCCACATTGAAACTTGGATTCATTAACATAATAAAAGCTAACAAATCATCACGTGCAGCTATTATCGCTAAACGAGTGGCCGCATTTCTATCTTCTTTGGACAATGTATGCATGGTGCCCCCATAAAGCTAGGTACTTCCATAAATCCTTTAACGGTTTTGATGGATCATATAGTTCTAATCGTGGTTGTAATATTTTACCTTTCATCTTCTCTCCTTTTTTTCAACAGGTTTTCCTGTCTTGGGGTCACAGCCCAAGTTTTTCCAAAACTCATCTAGAGGATTGGGTTCTTTATTTTTAGGGGGAGGGGGTTTTTGTTTTTTCAAATAAAATTAATTATTAATCGCCAGAGTAATTAGCACCAGATCTTTTTACACTTGTTGCTTTGTGTATTTGTGAACCTGGTCTACCTTTTGGCCCAGATTTTGGTCTTGTTTTTTTAATCTCATATCCCATCTTTTTTATAGCCCAGGGTACAGTTATTGGCACATCGCCTTTTACATATGCCTTTTTAAGACTCTTTACGCCCGCTTTTGCTCCTTTAACAACCCCTGTATCTTTGGGTATATGTTTTTGTTTTTTTCTTTTTAATTTACGTACCTCTACTGGTATAGGTTCTTTTCCTTTTCGTACTTTACTTGGTGCTGAATCTACCATACTTTTATTCCTATTGATATAATGGCAACAATTACAATAATATTAAATACTATTTGTAAGTTCCATTTTTGTCTAGATTTTAAATATTGTTTTTTCTTCATTATTCTTTATAATCACCTGAACCAGAATAACCAGCTCCAGATTTTTTTATTAAATCTTTAAGCGTCTTTGCTCCGCCAGCGATTCCACCTGCGGGTACAATCTTATTTAAAAGATATCTTGGATCTATCTTTCTATCATGTCTTTTCTCTCTCCATTCTTTAAATTTTTCTTGCATGCTCTTTGGAGATTTAGATTTCCATTTAGCTATATTTTTTAATTTTTCTCTAGTTCGTTTACTAGCGGATTCTCTTTGAACATCGCCTGGATTTTTTCTTTTACGATTCTTTGTTAAACTATCCAATTGTTTCATTCTTTGATAATCTTTGGTGCTCATTTCAGCCATAATTATTTTCCTTTTACTAATTGTAGTTTTGGTGTGGCTATTTTTTTTAATCGCTCAACATCACGTTGGATATCCTCGTCACTGTTTCCAGTAGCAAATGCATTCGTAATCTCCGTGATGTTTTTATCTGTCCATAAAGCTTGATGTTTACCAAGAAGCTCAAGGGAACGGATGGCAGCATTATAATCGCCCTCTTGTTCTGTTCTTTCAGCGATACGTATAAGTCTGCGCAGAATATCATCCGCCTCAATTCTTGTACGTTTCATTGAGTCGGCTTTAAGTTCAGAAATTCGAGCCGCTATGCCTTCATGCCTCAAAAAAGTATAAGCGTTCTTTTTTGCATGTTGAGGTAGATAGCCTGCACGAACAGCCGCTTGTACAGCATTGAGATCTTTAATGAATTCTTGACAGAAAAGCTCTTGTTTGCCAGTTAGCGGTTTATTATTATCTGATTTCTTATCAGCCATATGTTAATTATACAATATTAAAGGTTGCAATGCAAGTGTTGTTGCTCTATAATATGATTGTATCACGCAATGTGATACGTCTCCTGTACGGGGGAGGACTATACAAGCACAATCACACTCTCACACTCTCTCACAGTGCTTCCTCCCCCACACTAAAGGGGGCACGCCCATCATTTTTAAAAAAAAGTTCAAATTTTGCTAAAATTTTTAGAGGTGGTATAGTATAGAGAGGAGCAGGACAATTTTTTGGGGTGGGGGGTTGCCGACCAAACCCCTCCCCCGCAGAAAAAAACCTCCTGGCATTAGGTCAGTAGTTCTGACCCATCCTTCACTTGGTCGCCCAATCCAAACCACCCCCCGCCGGATGCCCCATGGCTACTGAGATTATATGTTAGTATATGTTAGTATATGTTAGTATATGCTAGTATTTCTTACCGCCTCACCCTCGCAACCCCTTGAAAAGCTTATGGAACAAAGGGTGAACAAATTAAGGCAGAATAAGGCAGGACTTGTAATATTCTGTAATATTTCTTGAATTGACATTATTTGAAAAATCAACTATGCTCCACCCATAGCCAAGCTATACCTAGTTTAGAATGATTCTAAATTAGAATTTTGAGAGAGGG